ATTATTAATGGCAAGAACGAAAAAGGCTACTACATTAGTGGAGGATATTAAATCAGTATCTAAAAAGAAGATTAAAAGAAAAAAATTAGAACAAATATCCACAGATAAGTTGATTCCTACGGGGTCTACTTTATTTAATCTTGCCTGTTCCGATAATGAAAGAGGTGGGTTAGGTTTAGGTAAAATGATTAATCTTATTGGTGATAGCTCTAGTGGTAAGACAGTTTTATGTTTCACTGTGTTAGCTGAAGTATGCCAGCAAGAACGATTCAAGAATTTTAATTTATATTATGACGATGCTGAGGCGGCGGATGAATTTGATAAGGAAAAATTATTTGGTAAGGCTATGGCAGGTAGAATACAATCTCCACCATCGGGGAAATCCAGTACAACTATTCAAAGTTTTCAAAACAATGTGATTGATGTAGTAGAAACGGAAATCCCTTTTATTTATATATTGGATTCTTTTGATGCTTTAACTTCCGATGAGGAGATTGAAAAGTCTAATCAGAAAAGAAAAGGAAAAAAAATTGCTGGTTCTTATGGGATGGAAAAGGCAAAAAATGTAGGACAGACCTTACGAATGATTATAAGAGAATTAAAAGATTCTGATGGACTTTTGATTATTATTTCTCAAACAAGGGATAACATCAATCCTATGTCTTTTGTAAAGAAAACTAGGTCTGGTGGTAAGGCATTAAAATTCTATGCATGTCATGAAATATGGATTGCTAGTGGCAAGAAGATATTTGCAAAAGAAAGACAAATAGGACTCAATACTAAAGTAAAAATCACAAAGAATAAATTTACTGGTAAAATTAGAGAGTTATCTTTTCCAATATACTATGACTATGGCATTGATGATATTGAATCATGTATCAATTTCCTTATTGATGAAAAACATTGGAAACTTAGTAAGCAGACAATAGTAGCTCATGACTTGAATATTACAGGGACTAAAAAATCTATAATTAAACAAATTGAAGAAAATAGATTGGAGAAAAAATTACAAAGAGTAACAGGAAATGTTTGGCGAGGGATTGAAGATTCGATTAAATTAAATCGCAAACCAAAGTATAAGTAAAATGACAAAAGAATTAAATATAAGGAAGGCAAATTTAAAACCTGCTAAAAGACCAAGAGAGTTACAATCATCAACAACGATGATTCAATTAGGATGTAAATATAAGATGTATGTGACCATTACTGTAGATGATAAGAATAACCCTATGGAGATATTTGCATCAGCTGGTAAAGGTGGATGCTGTTTACATTCTCAATTAAATTCTTTATGCAGAATTCTTAGTATAGGACTTAGAAGTGGAGTACCAGTAAAGTATTTCAGTCACAGTTTAAGAAACATACAATGCGATAGTGTTGTTATAGGAGGAGCAAAATCTTGCGGAGATGGGATAGCTCAAGTATTAGAAACTTTTGTTAAGGAGGATAAGTGCAAAGTAAAAAAGAGTCTTTAATAGAAACTATATTAAATATAGGTTCCGGATTTGTATTATCATGGATAGCCACATCATATTTATTGTCTTATTGGTTTACTATATCCGTTCCTATAAAAGATGCTTTTTGGATAACAGTGATTTATACTTTCATATCCATACTCCGCAGTTATTTTTGGAGAAGGATATTTAATCATTACTTGAAAAAGAAAAATAGTAAAGAAAATGGCGAGAACTAAACATAATAAAAATGTATTAGAAGATTGGCGAAAAAATCCAATACCTATATATCTTATGTCTTGTTATGCTTATGAAAAGTTAGATGCTTCGTTCATATCTGATAATTCTTTTGATAGACTTGGAAGATATATTGAAAAAAATTGGAGAAAAATACGACATAGGCATAAACGATATATCAATAAAGAAGATGTTGCTTTTACATCTGCAATAACTTGTAATTATGATGATTTACCATCAATAGTTAAAAATGCAACAGTACAATTATTAAAAGAAAAAAACATACTTTTTACTGATAGAAAAAATAAATAAAAAGGAAAATAATTTATCTATATTCAAACGGAGGAATGATGGTTAATGGTAAAAATAAAGGAAGCTCATACGAACGGGCAATCGCTAAAAAACTATCTTTATGGTTAAGTAAAGGTAAAATGGATTCTGTTTTTTGGAGGACTAGCAATTCTGGAGGCAGATATACCATAAGATTTAAACAGGGTAAGGAAACTAAAAATCAAGATGGCGATATTACATCCATCCACCCTGCATACGATTGGTTTTCTAATTTTTATTCAATAGAATGTAAAGCGTATCGAGATATCAACCTATGGTCTTTATTGACTGATTTAAAGGGAAGTAATATAAAAACATTTTGGCAACAGACAATAAACCAAGCAAATGATTCTAATAAGAATCCTCTTCTTTTTGTTAAACAAAATAGAAAAACAGAACTTGTAGTTATCTCATCAAAAAATAAAAAACTGATAGAGAATTTTTACGGTGAATTTATTCCTAAACTAATCATACCCCATCTTGGTATGAATATATATCTTTTAGAATCATTTTTAGAGCTGGATATTTCTACATTGCAATTAATGATTGAAAAGAATTTTAGATAGGTTTAATTATGAATAAAGAAAAAATAATTGAAAAAATCAAGAAAATTTTTAGCCTAGTTGATGGAGGCACAACGCCAAATGAAATTGCTACTGCTACTGCTTTTGCCAAACGGCTATTAGATAAATATGATATCAGTTTAGATGAGGTACAATTAGAACATGAGGATATCAATTATACAGTAGTTGATTTGAAAGTTAAACCAGTACCATCTTGGATGATTGAGTATATGCGTCATCTTCAAGATTTATATCCCTGTCGTATATTTTTTAATGAAAATCAAGGATGGTCTAAACCTGTTTTTTATGGTTATAAATTAGATTGTAAAATAGCAAAACAAAATCTCATAACAATGAATAATCTTCTAATGAAAAAAAGAAAAACATCATGCAAAAAATTGACTAAAAAAGAATTCGATTCTTTTTGTTTGGGATTCATTCAAGAGGTTATTACTATATGGGCTACTAATGATAATGGAGTCTCAGCATTAGCAAAAATAAAAAAGGAAAAAATAAATCAAAAAGTAATTAAAGGGAACCGTGAATATAAAAATAATATAACACAGCTAGACATGGATTGTTATGTTGCAGGTCGTATACATGGAATGATTTATATGGATAAAAAGAAATTAAAACATTGAAAGGATAATTATATATGAAACCATTAAAAGAATGTAAATGGCAAGGAGAAATAGAATGCTGGTTAGGAGATTATCTTTGGTATATCGATATTATAGATAAGGAATTTAGTAGCATTTCTTTAACTTCTAAAAATGATTTCAAAACAAAAGAGGCTTGCATGAAAAACTTAAAAAAATTTTTTGAAATAAATGAAATTAAAAATTTTGAAATAAAGGAGAATGAAAAATGAACTATGAAGATAGACGAATGATATTAGTGCCTATAGATATGGATGCAGTTGCTAAGTTTATTCAATCGCCAAACGAAACTAAAATAATAGAAGGATTACCCAAAACTGCAAAACCAATAGGAGTAAATTATAGTCCAGAGAGACAATGCTTTCTATTCTGTTTTGAAGATGACAGTTTTGAACCTACTCCAATGGGAGAACCATTACCTATCATAAATATAACAACAGACTCTTTAGTTATCAGTCCTATTTTAGAAGAAGATGAATAGGAAATTATACTATGATTGAAAAAATTCAAATACAAAATTTCCAAAGCCATAAAAGGACTAAATTAGAATTCGATGATGGCGTTAATGTGATAGTCGGCTCTTCCGATTGTGGTAAAACTGCAATACTAAGAGCAATAAATTGGGTGATGACTAATAAGCCCTCCGGCGATACTTTCAAAAGTTACTGGGGTGGTAAGACTTTTGTCAAAATTAAAATGAAAGATTGCGGATCTTCAATTACAAGAACAAAAGATAAATCAAATAATAGTTATGCTTATAATGATGAGGTGTATAAGGCATTCGGACAATCAATACCAAAAGAAATAGAACAAGAATTAAATTTCAATAATCTCAATATACAACATCAATTAGAATCGCCATTTTTATTTTCTAAATCATCGGGGGAAATTGCTCAATACCTAAATAAAACAGTAGGGCTAGATGATATTGATAATTCTGCTAAAACTATAAATAGTACGGCAAGAAAAAATAAGACTGATTTAAAATATGAAAATGAAACACTAGATAAACTTCAAGAATCTTTATTAGATTTTGATGACCTTGAAAAAATGGAAAATGATGTAGGGCAACTTTCTTTATTAGAAAATGAGTTATATGAAAATAAAGAATTACTAAAAGAGCTTTCAAATCTTGTATCTGAAATAGAACAAGAAAAATTAGAATTAAATAATATCCCTAATTATAAAGGAGCGGGGACTATTATAGATAGTTTAATTTATAATGATGAATTATTAGAAGATGTTATTACAGAAAAAAAGAATCTAAAAATTTTAGTTAAAACGATTATATCTGAACAGGAAACAATATCAATATATTCTAAACGATTAAGTAACTTAAAAAAGGAGTATAAAAAACTAATGCCTGATATTTGTCCTTTATGTTTACAGGAGATTAAGAAATGAGTGTGAGTGGTGATTCTTTAATGACTATAGAAGTTTTAATTAAATGCGAAACTGATAGAGCAGTACTAATTGATTTTGAAGATGAGGATATTTGGCTACCATTAAGTCAAATAGAAATAGAAGCTGATGTTGATGGTGAAGTGAGACAAATAGAAATGCCAACATGGCTTGCACGAGAAAAACAAATTATATAAGAAGGAATAAATATGGCTAGAACAAATGTAAATAACCCAGATGCTATATTATGTGCCGATATACATTTAAGAGAAGATACCCCATTATGTAGAATAGATAATTATTGGGAAACTCAATGGAAGAAAATTAAATTCATACAATCCTTAAGTTATGAGCATGATGAGATTCCTATTTTAGTTGCCGGTGATTTATTTGATAAACCAAAACCATCAATCTATTTAATTATAGAAGCGATGAAAACTATTGAGAATTACATAACAGTTTGTGGACAACATGATTTACCGAACCATAACTTAAATTTATTTAATAAATCTGGAATGGCATTATTACAAGAAGCAGGAAATATAGAAACCCTAATCCATGATGATATAAGAATTTCTAATTCAGATTTTAGTGTTACTGGCTTCCCGTGGGGTACTGAATTATGCTCAACTTCAAAAGGTGGGAGAAGAAAAATTGCACTGTGCCATACTTTAGTCTATGAGAATAACCCATTTCCTGATGCTCCTTTATCTGGAAATGTAAATAATGTAATGAAAAAATTAGAAGGGTATGATTTGGTTGTGACCGGAGATAATCATCAAAAATTTATTTGTAAAAATAAAAACCAATTATTAGTTAATCCGGGGTCTTTAATGCGGATGTCAGCAAATCAAATAAATCATAAGCCAGCAGTTTATTTATGGTATTCAAAAAATAACGAGATAAAAGAAATTTCAATACCTATTGAAAATGGTGTTATAGATAACACCCATTTAGAATCGGCAAAAAAGAAGGACAAGAGAATGGAAGTATTTGTCAAACGATTAAAAGATGACTTTGAAGTTGGATTATCATTTTCTAATAATTTAAAATCTTACTTCAAAAAAAATAGAGTTAAAAATCAAGTTCAACAACTGATATGGAATTCTTTAGATAATTAAAAGGAGAAATATATGAAGGAGAAATATATGAAGGAGAAATATATGCCGGTACCAAAATCAAATAAACGCCCAAGCCCAGAAGAGGAATTATTAAAATTTCAACATTCTGTTATTACAAAGAAAAACTGCAAGCATTGTTTTGGTAGAGGGTATATAGGTAGAATATCCACCCATGTAAAACAAGCCGAAGCAGGCAGATATATTCCTTGTAAATGTGCTATACCTAGAAAGGAAAATAAAAATGAGCAATATCAAAAAGCTATTAGATATGAAAGAACAGATTAAATCGACTGAACTAAAAAAAGCACAAGGGGAAGGTAAACTCTCTCAATCAATGAAAAATTTAAAAGACAAAGGATTTGATTCACTTGCATCGGCAGAAAAGAAAATAAATGGACTCACTAAAAAATCTGAAAAGATTGAAAAAAGAATTATTGATGGAATAGAACAATTAGAAGAGGATTACGAATGGGAGTAGATATAGCATATTATAAAAATAGAGTGCAAAGAAAAAAGGGACAATTAAAACAGATACAAAAATCAATAACGAATTCAAAAAGAGATATAAAAGAATTAAATTCAGAAGCTATATATATAGAAGAGGCACAACTTATTTTACAAACAGTGGCACAAAAAACTCAAGAAGAATTAGAATATCATATATCAGAAATAGTTACTTTAGCATTATCAACTATCTATAATGATGCCTATGAATTTTCTATTAATTTTATATCCCGAAGAAATAAGACAGAAGCGGATTTATTCTTTGTTAGGAATGATGAAAAGATAGACCCTTTAACAGCTAGTGGAGGTGGAGTAGTTGATATAGCTTCTTTTGCATTGAGAATAGCAATGTGGAATTTACAAAAGCCGAGAAGTACAAATACAATTATTCTTGATGAACCATTCAAACACCTATCGATAAATTTAATGGATAAGGCTGGTGAATTACTAAAAGAAATAAGTGAGAAATTAAATATTCAATTTTTAATAATAACGCATTCTGAAATTCTTGCAAGAAAAGCAGACAAAGCATTTGCGGTGATTATTAAAAAAGGGATAAGTAATATAGTAGAATAAAATAATTTTTTGCTTTACATTTTTTATAGATTTTATATAATAAATGTATGAATATAGAAATTTTTAATGGGGTGTGGTCTTTTTGCTATATGTATCCGGCGTGTTGCCAGAAGCCATGCCCCATTTAAAAAGGAGGAAAGATGTTTTCAATCGATAGAGAAATGATAATCCATTACATGAAGGTGCTACATCTACAAGGTATAGAATGGATATCTCCTACGCAGATAGGGATATACTTTGGCAAGCGTTACGATTGTGCATCTTCATGGGCTTGTAAACATTTAAAAGTGCATCTGCTATATGGACGGGTTAGAAAGAACTCTAAAGGACATTATTGTATAAATATAAAAGGAATGGAAAACCAAGATATCATAGCATGGCTTAAAGAGGTAGTAGACCATGATGGTTTTAATAGTAATATGGATAAGAGAAAAGCTATAGAGGTATTAGAAAGTGGGGAAAAGTTATGAAAGTTAAGTTATTATCTATTACGCCTAATGCTGAATTACTTATAGAGAGTGCAGGTAGAACTTGTTATAAAAGTTTTTATAAATATGAGGCAGGAGCAAAACCTTCTTATATCCGTTTTATAAGGATGCTATTGAAATCTGGGCATACATCTGTATTAGAACACGCATCGGCAACATTTAGAATTAAAGGTGGTTCTAGGTCATTTACACATCAGATTGTTAGGCATAGACTTTTATCTATAAGTCAGCAATCGCAACGCTACTGCCGAGAGGATGGATTTGAATATATAACTCCTCCATCTATTGATACTGATGAAAAGAAATTAGTATTTGCGATTGCAATGAATAATGCACAAAACTCTTATAAGCAATTAGCAGAATTAGGACTACGAAAAGAGGATGCTAGATTTGTATTACCCAATGCCTGTGAAAGTGAAATAGTATTAACTGGTAATTTCCGCCAGTGGATGCATGTGATAGAAATGCGATGTGATAAACACGCACAATGGGAGATAAGAGCTATAACAGGTGAGATATTAAATTTGTTATACAAAGAAGCTCCCACCGTGTTTGGCGACTTGAAAGAAAGATTTAATTCTTAGATAATGCAATGGGATATAGAAGGAATAAATAATGGGGTGTGGTAAGTTTATGAAGGAGATGTTTTGAATACCTTAGCTATAAGCTACAAAGAGGCAAAAGATTTTCTGCTTCCTTTGCATTATTCCGGCAGAATACCTTCAATATCTTATGCATTTGGGATGTTGGAGAAAGGTAAGTTAGTGGCTGTTTGTACTTTTGGAAAACCAGCTAGCCCCAGTTTATGCGTTGGCGTGTGTGGAAAAGAACTATCGAATAAAGTTTTTGAGTTAAATAGATTATGCCGGTTAGATTCTGTTGCTGTCCCTATGAGCAAGTTCGTTGCTTGGTGTTTGAGACAGATAAAAAAAGACAATCTTATCATTGTTAGTTATTCAGATACAGGAATGAACCATCATGGATATATCTATCAGGCTTGTAATTTTATTTATACAGGGATGACAAAAAAGCGAACAGACAAATACACGGAGGGGAACAAACATAGCCGACACTACACGAGGGGGAATCAACATCTAAGAAAAGTCAGAACAGCAAAACACAGATATATATATTTAGCTTGTAGCAAAAACATCAAGAAGGGTTATCTAAAGGCATTAAGGTACACTATCATGGCATATCCAAAGGGGGATAATGATAACTATATATTAGGTACATTTCAAAAAACAAAAATTATAAATAGTGTTAATGGAGAGGAGTACTTGGTTTGAAAGGAATTATTTTAATGGGGTATGGCAAGTTCTATAAGTTCCTAAACTATATTTTAAAAGGAGGATAAATGAGAGCAACAATAGAAATAAATAAATTTGAAGACAAAAATACTAGGTCGGATATAACATTACTAATTGAATCTGAAACAGAACTAGGGAGAACATTGATAGTCGAATTAGAAAAACAAAATGCCTGTTTACGATTTCTTCCTCCAACTGGTGCGATTGAAATATCTTTAGATTTTGATGATGCAAAAGAAGAATAGACCATTTTCGTAAGTGAAGGAGATGATATGAGTTATTCACTTGAAGGACGGATGATTAGAGAAATAGCTAGAACTGCATTATGGTTATATAACATAGAGAGACTTAAACAACAAGTTCAAAGTAAAGCAGGTGTGGTTTTTGAAGATGTAGAAAGGAGAAATTCAGTTTGGTATGGTTATGTTAGAGGTATTGGTTGGAAACCATTCACTTATTATTTGAATTTATAGACCATTTTCGTAATAGAAGGAGCAGTACACATCCTTTGGTCTGAATGCTTCGTTGTGGCAGAGGAGTAGCTAACCCCTGCCGATTTTAACTAGAAAGGAGAAGATAGTAAATGTCAAAAAGAGCTAGGATATTTGTTGATTATGAGGATGCGTTAAAAGATTCTGTATCGAGGGATTAGTTCTATTTTCAGTAAGCCTTCCTGTAAAAAAGAAAAAAGTAAGCCCTACTGCATGGAAAGATGGTGAAGATGTAGATGGAGAAGAACCATCTGCATTATGTTTTGTCGTGAGTGATGAGATGCCAGATGTTAAGCAAATTAAGAAATTGTTAGGTAATTTGGAAATTGTAGTAATTTAACCTGTTCGGAAAAGCCGGACTACTAAATTAGTAGGTATTAGTAACAAATTAGTAATAAGGAGGAAAGATGCGTAAAATAATACAAATAAGCGGTGATGTTGATAAGGCTTGGTGTCTTTGTGATGATGGAACTGTGTGGCAATATGTTAATGGTACTTGGATGCGTTTTATAGGCGATATTCCTCAAGATGAAAATAAAACTAATGAAATAGTAAAATGGCTTAAAGAAGTAATAGACCATGATGGATTTAAGAGCTTAATGGATACTAGAAAAGCTGTGGAACTTATAAATAAAGCGGAATAAGGAGGTGATATAAATGGCAACTGTACCCTTGAATAATCCTGAATTGATAGAAAGTATCATTTCAAACCTTCACGATGATGTTTTAATTTTATTAGGTTTTGTAGATAAAGCAGAGTAGTAAGTCAGGACCGGGGATTCTCGGTCGCTTACTTGAGGAGTGGCTAACCCCTGCCGATTTTAAGAAAGGAGAATATATGGCTTTAACAGAAGTATGTCCTGTATGTAAAGGTAAAGGAATCGTGCCTTTGGGATTTTATAACCTTGCAATAGATCATCCACTTGCCGGAGGCAATGGTATTATGGCACCGTCAGAGCCTTGTAAGAGCTGTGATGGAAAAGGTTTTGTAACCTGTTCGGAAAAGCCGAACTACTAGGAGGGGGAGATTATGAAAGTAGAAGTTGATAAATGTCCTACTTGTAAAAAAGAAAAATATGTTTACGAGCCAGAATGTTTTACTTGTTTAAATAAACGAGAAGTACAAGAAGAAAAATTAGCAAAGGTGAAACTAGGTAAGATGAAATGGAAGGTATGGATAGAAGAAGCAGGTTATAAATGGCAATGGTCGGCTTGGGAAGCTGATACAAAAGGTATAAGTGTAAATAGAGATTACGAATTCAAAAGTCATAAAAATGCAGTCAGAAACTTTGAACGGTTCGCTAAAGCTAACGAAATAAAGGATTTTAAGTATGTGTGAGAAAGTTTATTGTAAGAATTGCAAATATGAATCCGTTTGCCATATTATAAAAGCCTTCATTATGAGGACTAAAGATGGAGAAACTTGAGACGCAATTAAACCGGCATAAAGAAGAAAATAAGCCTAAAAATCTGTAAAGCCATTAAGGAGTATTACCATGCTTGAATTATTTATAACTGTAGGTGCATTTTTGGTTGGGTTCTTTTTAGGAATGTTTTTCACTTTAGATGTAATAGATGTTGAAATAAATGTTAGTGAAATAAAGATTAAGGAGAGAGAAGATGACTGACGAAGAATTAAAAGAAAAGACAGCTAATATTATGGGTTGGTCTACTAATGGCGGTATGCATTTTGAATATTTTAACAAAGGTAAAACAAAATTCCAAATAAAAGTAAAAGACTGGAATCCTCTTGAGAATATAGAGCATTTCTTTATAATTATTGATAAGTTTTGCGAACCAAAAAGTCAGGGAAATTCAGGATATGACTGGACTCTTCAAAAAATAGTTATTTGGAATAAACCAAAAAAGAATGTATATAGCACTTTTATGGTTTTGGATATTGGCACTTTTGAAGAAACAGTACTTAGGGTAGCAGCCCCTATTCTCAAAAAACTAATGCCTTTAGTAATTAAAAAGATTTGTGAGGTTAAATAATGAGTAAATTAGATGATTTTTTAGCAACGGAGATAATGGGTTGGCACGAAGCTGTTACAGGATGGCGTTGGGTTTCAGATAATCCGAAGAGAGGTCAAAAGAATCAAAGGGCAACTCTAGGACATGGTTTGATGAAAGACTGGAAACCTACTAAGGACCTAAACCAAACTTTTATGGTTTTGAATAAGGCAGGTATTTATTGTGACTTTTACCCCCAGAAAAGAGACGGAGATACAGTAGAGGTTGAGTTAACTTTCATGGACAAGGAACTTGCACAAATTAATGTCAAAAAAGATGTCAAAAAATTAGAGGATTTACCACTCAAAATCAGCAAAGCAATAAAGGAGATTTGTGAGGTTGAGGCAGAGCGGAAAGCATTCAGACTTCTTGTAAAGGAAAGAAAAATGCCTAAATACATAAAGAAGCCAGTCCCTGTAGAGGCAAAGCAATGGTTTAAAGATGGAGACCATGAGAAGGTAAAAGATTATTTTAACTATAACGAAAAGTGTCTAATATGTGGTAAACCAACTGACGGTCATGGAGAGTTAGTAACTCTTGAAGGCGGTCGTATAATCTGCCCAAGTGATTGGATTATAAAAGATGAAAATGGTTATTCAGTTGTAAAAGATTCAATCTTTAAAGAGATTTATGAGGAGGTTGGGGAAGGTTTTGATTCTCCAATCTTAGCACCAAAAGACGAGCCGGCGGTTTTTGGTAGTAGCAAAACTGTTCTTCTAGGCACTGAGGAATTAGAGAAGTCTTGGAAAGCCCATAAAACCCAATGGCGAGACATTGCTGAACTTGAATTTGATGAAGCAGAAAAGTCTCTTAATGAGGAATTGGCGAGAATATCTAAAGATTACATAAAACAATATCAGCGAGAAGTTAAAGGACTTAAAGAAGAAAGAAGGAGGCTTAAAGATGAAAACAGAAGGTAAAGTTCTAACCAAAAAGCAAAGGAATAAAATCAAGATGAGTAAGAAATTCAAAGAAATTAAGATAGGCTCTGCTACTTTATGTAATCCCGTGAAGCAAAAGAGATGTAAGTTTTCAGATGAATATCCATACAATATTTACTGCGGAGTATTTGAGAAAGAATTGGAATATACTAAAAACAGATATATAAAAAGACTCCCAGAATGCAAAGAAGCCTTTGGCAAGCAGATGATTATAACAGGGAGAGAATGATGCAGTATTTTATTTTAACAATAAAATATAAATGGTTTGTTTTAAAGGAGGCTTAAAGATGAATAAAATGAAAGCATTAAAAGATTGTAAATGGGAAGGATATATTTCTGGTTATAAATTGTTAGGATATGAGTGGGTGATACTCGCAAAAGATGGGGATATTGCTGTTGAAATATATCAACCTGATAATCATTTTAAGTACAAGAAGGATTGCACAAAGAATTTAAAGCAGTTTGTAAAAACAAATGATATAAAAAACTTTGAAATACTTTGAAACTGGGGTCTGCTACTTTGTACCATCCAAAAGGTTCTAATAACTATGATCCCTATTTTTATGGGGATATTTGTACATATTTCAATGTAGATATGGACGAACCAAAAAGACTACCTGAGTGCAAAAAGCCTTTGGTAAACCGATGATTATGGCAGTAAGAGAAATGGTTGCTAATTGGATAGGAGCAAGCAGAGCTTATGAAAGAAAGTATCCAAAACTGCAAGAATGGACTTGGTTAATTAAGAACAGAAGCAAACTCCAACTTCATAAACAAACAGAAGTACTTGTAGAACAAATTTTAAAAAGAATTTTATGAAAATTGCACTCATCCTAATCTCCATAATAATAATGGTGAGTTATCTGAATGATATAAGTACATTTTTACATATAGATAGAAAAAACCCTTATTATCAATATTTATATAAACATTATTAAATAATGATAATAACATTTAAAGCGATTTAAGAGCTTTCCAGACTATACCCATATAATTATATAGATATAGCCTGAAAGTAGTTTAGATGTAATCTAATACGGCTAATTTTTAACATTAATTATTAATTTATACTGATTTGATACTAGCTATCTCTTATTATTATGTTTTTCTAGCTGTCTACCACCGAACCAATAAGTTAAACAAGTCATAGTCATAAATTGCAACTCACCTGCACCAGCTACTAGATTATCCCCCGACATTTTACATGAGGCATAAACTAATCCGATAGTAATAATTGGTCTGGTATATCCTCTCAAAATATCTACGGATACTAATCCAAAAGAACCTACACCTGCTAAAGTCCTAACTATGAGTCCACCTTTATCTGCTAGTCTATTAAGTATCGCCAATGCTCCTTTAGAATAAGTTGCCTTATCAGATTTAATTGTCTCTTTAGTTAAAGAGATTGCTTCCACTTCTTTTGCTGTATCAGCTTCAATAACGGATGTCTTTTCTGCACTCTCAAATTCCAATTTAGACAATGCTAAATCCTTATCAGCCATCAATGCTTCATGGCTATCCTTCGCTTTCATTTTTTTATAATCAACATAACCGCCTATGGCTGTCCCGATTATTCCTGTCACGCCTCCACTAATGAGGTTGCCTAAACTAAAATCCATTTTCTATTTCTCCTTTTAATATGCTTCTATTATTTTTAATAAGAATGGTTTTTTATCCATCCGTTTTTGGAACTTTCTAATTGTTGGTTTGCTACTACTAATCCCTTTTTGTTTTCCAAACCAAACTTTTTTCTTACCAAACAAAACACAACCTAATGTATGAGTCTTATATCCTAATGAAGTGTCACCACCAAAGTTCCCCGGATGATTTAAAATCCATTTCCTGTTTGGCACATCGGTTAGCATATACAGCCATCCATAATGTGGCGATTTATGCCATACACAAGTATACTCGCCGATAGGTATACATGATATCCTTGATTGATTATTTTTCCACGGTTGCTCTATAGAATAACAAAAATGTTTGTCATCGACAATTACATTGCCAAAAGTGCCATACTTGCCCGTCTCCGTTCTAAGTAAAATTACTTCTTCCATTATTGTTTCACCATAAAAGATAAATCAGAAAATATAGCTGGTCTGATTTTTGTATCCTTATCAAAATCAGCAATACTCATTTTAGGAATAGTAAATATATATTTCTTTTCTAAAGAGTCATTATCATATTCTTGCAATTTATTAGATTCTATTGATTCTCTATTTTTCATATATGCTTTGATATTGTTCTCAACTCTATTTAAGAATGCACCTAATTGAAAAGATAATTCTACTTTGAATGTTTCATTAGCAAGTAATCTCAATGCAGGGACTAAGTCTATTAATTCCTTCATAGATAACTCTATCTCATTAGTATTTTCGTTCATCATATTTTCCTTAAGATTTTAATGCTTGCTTCTTTTCTTCTTTTAATAATTCTAATTCATTATTCAATCTTTCATAGTTAGCTCTAACATCGATTGGATATTTATTAGGGTCATAACCATACTCAATATGGATACGACTTATTTCTTCTTTGATGTTTGCTATCTCTATATTTAATCTTAACAATTCAATACTCCCTGCTACTAATTCCGTTCTTTGTTTGCATTCTTGAAAGCCAGCTTCAACTATACTCATAGGTGCAAAATAAGTGAAGCCCGACCATCCCATTCCAATTAAAACTACAGTTGTGACTATGATGGTTTTGATTTGATTTAACTTTTCGACTAATTTTGATAATTTCATTTTCATAATTTTGATTCCTTTACTAAATCATCTATAAAAGAGGTTGCCGTTTTTCTATCTACCATATTCCAATACTCATTAACCAAAGAATCAATATAAGACTGTTCGTCAATCTGTATCCCTCGTTCTTTTAAGTATTCTATCTCGGCAGTATAAGCTAACTTTTCTTCCTGCCATCTAAACTTCTTGGATAAGAAATATCTAATAACCCAGAATATAGCTAATAATCCCTGTCGTTTATAATGGACTGTTTCATGTGAAGCATACGATTCATACCATGCTGTCCCTTTCTCTAACCGTTTAGGTATAAAGATGAAGGGATAAAATGTAAATCCTCGTTTGAATGGTGTTGTTAGTGTCATTATATTCTATATGTATAAGTGTAGAATATTACTATTGTCTGTCCCGAGGGAACTGTGTTGCTAATAAAGCTAACAGTTGAAGCAGAAGCAATGGCATTTGGAGTTACGACTAGACTAGCAGTTGCACCAGTTATACCCACTCCTGCACCACCAACTTCTGTCCCATCGGAAAATGTTGTAGTTGCATTTGGTGGGATAGAAAGAGTAAAACTAAAATTTCCCGCACCAGATATCACAACTGAAATTGCGCCACTAACAGTAACGATACTACCTATCCTTAACCAATTATTAACCCGAGTTGTAGCAGATGTAGTATTTGCAACATTTGTATAAGTAGGCGTATAAGTCCCGCTATCCAAATCAGTAACAGCACCGTTGCCTATATCTATGGATGTACCTGTAATTGCTCCTGTCATAGTGGCTGTAGCACCTGCGATGTTACCAGTAACATTACCGACTAACGATGCTGTTATCCCATTACTATCAATCTTTACTCTTTGAGTTCCACCAGTACCGATATAAACAATGTTAGTCCCAAAATAAATACCAGTATCAGTATCACCACTATGCCCTATTGATGGCGAAGTAACACTACCTGATTGAAACAGAGATTGTAATGTAGTTAGTAACGCACCAGTGGTTGAGTTTCTTTCAAATTCTACATTGGCTTTTAGTTTATTATATTCCGATGCCTTTGTAGAATTGCCAATCACGACATCAGATAACGCCGAAGTCCAACTCATCTCAGCCTCCTTTTCTTTTAGTTAAAGTCATTTATTATTCCTTAAAAATAAGTTGATTGATTAGAACTAATATCAGTTGAATCAATTAAACCTGTATCCTCCGTCCAGAATCCAGATGATGCTTTTTCTGCATCTGTAGCAGTAGCCCAATTTGGTGCAGTATCAGATGTCCAAGCACCAACACCGGAAACTAATGCTGTCAAATCTTCACCAACAAATGATATAGTCCCCGTGTTTAAATCCTTAGATATTTCTAATAATTGAAAAGTCCTCTCCGACCATCCAGTAGAATTATCTATTGGTGAACGGCTAGATGTAATACTAAAATTACCGCCCACATCTAATTGCGATAATTGCCATTTACATTTTCCCGATATCAATACCCTCGGTGCTTTCCTTATTAAAAGTTGTCTACTTGATAATTCTCTCGCATCAACAGCATTATCCAAATATGTATTTATAGTTTTTTGATTTAATCTAAGATATTTATTTTGTGATGGTGTGTCCTCTTGAAAATCATATAAATAATTTTGATTAGTGGACGATTGTAAATATCCAATTCTAAGTTTTGAAAACATTTCATCTTGCGTATACTCAACTTCATATTCTAACAATTCACTTCTATCTAAGTTAGGCGAATCACTAGAGATAATTGCATTAAATACATGATAATCAAATTCTCCTAATTTATTAACAAAGAAAAAAGCAAAATCAGTTATAGCTATTTTTTCTATTATTGCGTCTACCCTTTTTACATTACCGCTATACCCTATAGGTATTCCAAAAGAGATTGAACTACCTAATTTAGAAGTTGCAAATGAAGTTGTATCAATATCCGCAGATGTGAATCCATTAAAAATAGTCAATAAATCATTTATAACATCTGATACGGATGTCATATGCGTACCATCAGAATTCTCTCTACCCTTAAATGCAAACTTAACTATTGTTTGTTGCGGTACATAAGGAATGGTCGAAGCACTTGTGCCAGCGGAACCATCTACAGCAAACTTAACAGTCACAGTTGAATTATTACTGCTATCACCAATAACGCCAACATCATCAAGACTACCCCACTTGCCAGCAGTATCAGGTGCATCCGTTGATGGCGATTGAGCAGTCATTAAAAACCAAGTACCACCATTATCAGGACTAGCCCATAAAGCATCACCAGAAAAAATAGTATGGTCTGCTATTGTAAAAGTTACTAAGTTGCCATTAGCATCTGATTTTAATGATTCATCTTCTGCTCTTAATCGTTGTGCCGTCCGACCTCCAGTATCAGATGCCAAATCATCTTGCCCAAAAAATCCATAAGCAATAGGAACAGGCAATCCAAGTATATTAGTATCAGCATTAGGATTGTTAGTACTATTGAATAATGTCTCTGGTAATGCTCTTAACAAAGACATTTGATTATCTCTTATGTCTAAGCTAACAGTTTTTTCACTCCATGATTTATTAAAAATAATCCCAGTGAATACCTGTTCATATTCACCTATTGGTAATAACTCACCACCAAATCTAAGAATTGCGTTTCTATTTTCCCATAAAAACTTATCAAAGATTCTATTCCAAAATCCATCCGTATTTATAAGACTAACAGTACCGCCACCAATAACACTAAAGCCAGATAAAATGTTATCAGTCCTTTGACTAATAGTAGGTGCAGAAATTATATATGGTTCATAATAATTACCATTTAATACTACGCCTGATGTAGCTTGATATAAAGTAAATGATGCAATTAAATTAGTAATTTGTGATGAAGGGTTACCACCAACATTAACATAAACAATTCCATTTATAGTATCTTGCCAATATGAATTAGAAGTTGAATGAACGCTACTAATACTATTGACTAATGTTAAAGTAACACCATCAGCAACCATAGATGTAACTACTTTATTGATTATAGAATTATATCCAGTGGTTAATGCTATCGTCTCTTTTAGATAAGATAAACTCCAAGCATTAGTATTAGGCGATGCTTCTTGCGTCCAAGTTAATGAAGATATATCTTCTGCAAGTTGTAATTCTAATAATGTTATTTTTTGCGATTCTGAATTAGCTATTAAATCAGCAAAAGTAAATATCTGCGATGATGTGCTAAGACCAAAATTGAATCCAAAATCTAATCCAAAGCCAGTTGCCATTTACACTATACCTTTAATTACTATTCATTTTTTAAAATTATAATCATATGTAGGAAGCCACACAATCATAATAGATTTAATCATTGCAAGCCTCCATACAAAGTTTATGCATATCTGCAATAAACTTATTTAAATTCTCTTTTGATGCCATAAGTTCTTTTAGACTCATAACTACACCTTCGGATATTGAGTTTTTATAGATGTTATATGGTCTTGCCATGTTGTAGTCCCATTCATTAAATCGTGATACTGCATATCTAATTGGTCACCTTGAGAAGCATAAGCATTTGCTCTTAATTCTATATAAGTAGGAACAAGAACATCCATAGGAGCAGGAGTGTTGCCGGAAGCAAGCCAAATTTTAACCTCTTCATACTCTTTATTTCCATCAACTTTAGGAATTGATTGACCTGTCTCATTATCAAAATATCCA